TAAACCAATCCCAACGGGAGCAGGTGTAGGTGAGAATAGTGCATTTGGATTAGATGCATCAAACGGTGGTTCATTAACAGTTGGTTCAACATCTGCACAATTCATCGTAACATTCCAAGAAGGATTTGATGGTATGAATCCAGCAACTGCAATTTATAAAGGTTCTCAAATTGAAGCTGGAAACTCACAAGGTTTTGATTTATCATCTTCAACTGCAAGTGGTTCAGTAGCATACGGTAAAGCAATTGCAGCATTATCAAACGCAGACGAATTTGACATCAATATGGTTGTAACTCCTGGTGTTATTAGAAGATTACACCCATCTGTAACAACTGATGTTTTAGATATGGTTGAAGAGAGAAGTGATTGTTTCTACATTATGGACACAAATGCTTATTCAGACTCAATCGCACAAGCAGTAACACAGGCAGAAGCAATTGATTCTAACTACGCAGCAACTTACTACCCTTGGGTAAAAACAATCGATGTAAACACAAACAAATTGATTTCTGTTCCACCATCTGTATTGTTGCCAGGAGTATTTGCTTCTAACGATAGAGTAGCAGCTGAATGGTTTGCACCAGCAGGTTTAAATAGAGGTGGATTGATTGGAGCAGTATCTGTTCAAAATCGTTTAACTCAATCTGAAAAAGATACATTATACGAAGCAAAAGTAAACCCAATCGTTCAGTTCCCAGGACAAGGTATCGTAGTGTTCGGACAAAAGACATTACAAGATAAACCATCTGCATTAGATAGAATTAACGTAAGAAGATTATTATTGACTGTTAGAAAATACATCGCATCTACTTCGAGATATTTAGTATTCGAACAAAATACTGCTGAAACTAGAAATAGATTCTTAAACATTGTAAACCCTTACTTAGAAGCAATTCAACAAAGACAAGGACTTTACGCATTCAAAGTAGTGATGGATAATTCTAACAACACACCAGATGTAATTGATAGAAACATTATGAAAGGAGCTATCTACTTACAACCAACTAAAACTGCTGAATTCATTCAAATTGACTTCAACATTTTACCAACTGGTGCCGCATTTAACGGATAATTAAAAAATTAGATATTTATAGAAGAATAACATTTAAATACAAAAGAAATGCCAGAAATATTAGAGTTTGACAAGATGTTCTATAAGAATTTTGAACCTAAATTGGGGAATAGATTCATCATGGAAATCAATGGTATAGAGTCATACATTATCAAAACTGCAAGTAGACCAACATTTACATCAGAAGTTGTTGAATTAGACCACATCAACGTAAAGAGAAAGATTAAGGGAAAATCTACTTGGGATGATATTAACATCACACTTTATGACCCAATTGTTCCATCAGGAGCACAACAAGTAATGGAGTGGGTGAGAAGTTCACATGAATCATTAACAGGTAGAGATGGATACTCTGCATTCTATAAGAAAGATATTACTTTCTACCTATTAGGACCAGTTGGTGATAAAGTAGAACAATGGACATTAAAGGGAGCATTTATTTCATCTGCAAACTTTGGTGAATTAGATTGGGCATCAAACGACCCATTATCAATTGAATTAACTTTAACTTACGATTACGCTATACTTGAATACTAATCTCTAATAGTTAAACTCTTAAATATAAAAGGGGAAGCAGCAATGTTTCCCCTTTGTTTTTTTTTAAAATGTGATATATATTATTAAACACAAAGTTATATTTTAATATGGAACAAGAATTAGAACAACAAGTTACAAGAGGTTTAGGAGCAACTCCTTCACAAACTACAAAAAATTTCTCATTTGCAACAGAAATTATCAGTTTACCATCAAAAGGATTATGTTATCCGGAAAATCACCCACTTTCAAAAGGTGAAATTACAATAAAATTGATGACAGCAAAAGAAGAAGATATTCTTACTTCTACCAATTTAATTCGTAAAGGGATACATTTGGATAAATTATTAGAATCGGTAGTTGTAGAACCTGGTGTAAATATAAATGACCTTTTAATTGGTGATAAAAATGCAATTTTGATTATTACAAGAATGTTAGCATTTGGTTCTGATTATGAAGTATCCGTAACAGACCCTATCTCAGGTGATGATGTAATTACAAAAGTAGATTTATCTAAATTAAAAACAAAAGAAATAGATTTTTCTCTTTTATCAAGAAATAATGAATATGATTTTGTTTTACCAAAATCAAAAACACCAATAAAGTTTAAATTACTTACACATGGTGATGAACTTGCAATTCAAAAAGATGTAGAAGCAAGTGAAAAAATTACAAAACAAGGAAACGAAATTACTGCAAGATATAGAAAAATCATTACAGAGGTGGATGGTAATAGAGATTTGGGTAGTATTAGTAGTTTTATATCAAATAGATTATTAGCAGCAGATTCAAAAGCATTAAGAAGAGCAATTGCTGAAATAACACCGGATTTAGATTTAACATTTGATTATGAAAATTCAGCGGGTGAAGTGGAGGCACTACGAATCCCTTTTGGGAGTGACTTTTTTTACCCTGCCGAGTAATTATTCTCTTTTATTACACCAACAAATTTTTCAAATGGTGTATTATGCAAATGGTGGATTTAATTGGAATGATTTATATTTCATGCCAACAAAGTTACGTGAGTTTTATTTTAAAGAATTACTCAAAGTAAAAGAGCAAGAGAGGGAAACTGTAAATACTCCACGAAACCAATCTGCAAATAATTCATCTAAAACTCGAAGAAAGTAATATTTATATAAGTAATATAAATTAAAAGCACAATTATGTCCAAACGATTATTATCAGAAGGAATATTAGATAAATTCTTTTCTTTGTTTCTTAAAGCAAAAGCACAGAATAAAGAATCTGGTTGGTTGTCTCGTTTAAGAAAATCTGACCCTGAATTGGCAGATATATGGTCTAAATGGGATAATGATACAAATGATTTGTTAGCACTTACCAAAAAATTCGCACAAGAAAAAGGTTTAGATTCAACCGATGTTGATGCTGCAATTAAAAAATATAGCTAATATTATAGATGGCTGCTAGAAAAAAACCACAAGATGGATTACAGAGTGCATTCAATACTATGACCGCGGGGTTAAAGGAATCGGATGCAATGTATCAACGTGCAGAAAAGGCATTGGAAGCACAGAGGTTGGCAGTTGGTAAAATTGGTGAAGAATTAAAAGCAAATAATGATTTATCGGTTGAACAAAAGAAAAATGTTAGAAAACTTACCAAAGAATACAAACAATTTCAAAGTTTAACTGCACAATACACCAAAGATGTTAAAGATGGGTTGATGACCCAAGAACAAGCTAACAAAAAAATAAATCAAATGCGTGTTGGTTTTGATAGATTATTAAAAACCACCAAACTCACTGGGAAAGAAAACGAAACCATGTTGGCTATCTTCAAAAAGATGAGTTCTGAAATGGGTCATGTTCAAGAAGCATTTGAAAAAACAAATAAAAAGGCACAATTATTTAATGCAGCAGTAGACCATTTGGGTGCATCTGGTATTCCATTGTTGGATAAATTTGGAGATGTTCTTAAAAATGTAGTAGCTAAAAACGCAGAAGGTGCAAGAATAGCAATGACTGCATTAGGTGCAGCGGCTGCAATTTTATACGATAAATATAATAATGCAGATGCTTATGCAGGTTTAAAAGCAGATTTAGACCGTCAAAAGAATAATATTGGTGCTGAAATTGAACTTGCAAAACTTGATAATAAAAGAGGATTTGTAAAACAAAGAAGAGATGTAGCAGTTGCTGAATTAAATGTAAATACTGCAAATGAAGTTGCTAAAATTGATAATAAAGCAGGATTTATAAAGCAAAATATAGCTATGTCTGTTGCACAGAATAGTATAGATACTGCTAATACTGTAAATCAATTAACCATAGAAGCTGCCCATGCTTCACAAAGAGCAGCAGTTCAATTTTCTGCACAAATGCAAACTGGTGCAGCTGAATTTCAAGCTGCTGCAAAAACTGCTCTTTTTGGAAAAAGTTTAGGTTCAATCGGATACGGTGCGGCACAAATGCAATTAGCAGGTGTGGGTGCAGAGAATGTAGCATCTTCTTTATCAGCAGCATCAAAAGCAATGGGTAATAAAGTTTCCTCTGAAATGGCGGCTGATATGGCATTGTTGGAAAAAAGAACAGGTGCTTCTTCTGATAATATATCAAGTATGGTATCGTTCTTTAAAAGAGCAAACAAAGTTTCAGCCGGAACTGCATTGAATATGGTTGAGGGTATGCGAGCAATGGCAGACTCTGCAAACATAGATTTGGGT